TCAAGCCCATCCATCGTGGCTTTGCCAGTAACGTCTATGCCTGTGGCTGTGGTGGCTAGTTTGACTGCGTTGTCGTGATAAAGCTGAACGGTACTTCCAGCATTAGCAAGAATCATTGTCTCTGTGCTGTCAGCATTTTTAAGCCTAAAGTCTCCGGCTTGTAAAACTAAATTGCCTGTACCTACATCGGCAATAATAGATGCGGCACCTGAGTGATAAATCTGTAAATCATCACTAGCACCAAACGTAGCCTTACCGTTGTCTGGTAAAGATACATTACCCGTAACGTCTATGCCTGTAGCTGTGGTGGCTAGTTTCTCTGCGTTGTCGTGGTAAAGCCTAACTGCGCCGTTTACATCTGCTTCAATAAGAGACTCAGCATCTGTTGGATTTTTGATTCGCAACTGGCCTGCAAGAATGTTTAAGTTTCCAGTGCCACCGTCCTTGATAATAGAGTTACTACCATCATGGAAAATCTGTAAATCATCACCAGCACCAAACGTAGCTTTGCCGTTGTCAGCAAAGTTCAGGCTTTCAGCACTAGCATCCCACACCATTTTTGGCGTCGTGCCTGTGTCTTCGTAAAAGCTGATGTCGCCGTTATTGGCAACAAGCAGTCTGTCTAAGTTGCTTGCTGTGTTCTGGATGGTAAAATTACTATTTGTAGATTCCAATCTAACCGCATTATCAGACGCGTCCTTAATAAATATGGCTGATGCTTGCGTTCCTGTACCGTCTCTTTTTACAGTTAGTGGCTCAACGCCGCCAAGTAAAGTTGCACCATCAGCAACAACACTACCAGTAACGTCGACGCCTGTGGAAGTGGTAACTAGTTTGGTTGAGCCAGCATGGTACAAACGAACTTCTGCACCAACATTACCCAAAAAATAAGGATTTCCTCCAGTGTCTCGCAACCGTAAACTGTCAGCGTTTATTAATAAGTTTCCAGTGCCTACTTCGTCAATATAACTATTAGACCCATCATGATAAATCTGTAAATCATCACTAGCACCAAACGTAGCCTTGTCATTGTCGCCAAGCTTAACGTCACCCGTAAAGGTAGCGCCCGAAAGCTCTGCCTTATCAGTGTTTAAGTTAGTAAAATTACTGTCCACCTCATTATTGGTAAGTGGTGCGCCTTTACCTGATCTTGTTGTAATTGTAGACATAATTTAGTTCCTTAAACGCTGAGAGTAATAACCCAAGTGATAGCCAAACTGTCGCTTGCTGATTTGTTTACTGTACTGAAAACAGTACGGCAAAGCATATCGCCACCAGATACAGCGTTAAAAATACCAGCTTCAGTTACTGCGCCAGTCGCATCACCAGCTTCAAATGTGCAAACGTAAGTCAAAACATTTGCTTCGACCAAATCAGTGTCTATAGCTTCACGGCTACCAAGCAGCGAGCCAAGGTCAGTATCGCCAGAGTCCGCAGCCACAGTGCCTGAACCCAAACCCATATGCGACATAATACCCTTGCTAGTGTTCTGCATTCTTGAGGTAATGAAATTAAGACCAGCGTTTACCACTAGGTTCTTGATTGTCTTGGATTGCTTTACATTGCCATTACTGTCTTTCAATACAAGCGTTACTTCGCCTGATAGTTTCAAATCTTCTTTCATTGTCTTACCCTCAAATAATTTGGCCAGTGCCTACATAATCTTCTAAGAAATAACTACCTGTTACTTCCACATAATCCTGCATAAGCAATAGGCCGGTATCGGTTGTTGTCAGTATATCACTAACGGGTTTTGTTACAATTAAGGCTGCTTGCTCTGCAATTGCTGTTGAATCAGCAAAAGGCTTATTAACAAGAAAAGACTTTTGCTCTGAAGCAGCAGCAGAATCAGCAAAAGGTTTAGAAACATTTAAGCTAGCCTGATCAGATACGTTGGCAGAATCGCTAAAAAACTTGAATATATAATAATACCCAAAACTTAAAGCTGCGACAGCTTTGTTAAATGCAATTTTAGCTTTTAACATTAAAAATCACCTCTAAGCTGGTAGTTTTGCACCTCAAAAATAGTTTCTTTAAGCCCAGTAATGTAGGTGATTTCAATCTCACCCTCATAATATCCGGCAGAAAGGCCCACTAAATCAGTATCGCTAAACGAAAACACAGCAATGCCTTCAGCAAAGTTAGTGCTTATATCGGCAGCGTTTAACGTAGCTATCAAAGCGGTTGCGCCTTTCTTCCTAAATCTCATTCGAGCCGAGCCGCCAGAAAAGTCTACGGCTGCGCCAGTATCAAACCTAGTAATAGTGGCTTTGATTTGTGGGGCGCTGTCGCCTTGTACTAAAGTATATGTTTGCATTTTTTACTCCGGCTTGATTGGCCATATTATATCATCTAAAAAGGTTGCTTCCGAGTAAGTATATGGTATGTCTCTAAGAGCTTGTCTGTAAGCTGCCCATTCTACTTTTTTGTTGTCGGATAAGGGACTGTCTGGGAACTGTGTCCAATCGCTAAGTGCTAAGTTCATATCTCTGTGCTGACGTATTTCTGAAAACAACGCCTCAACATCTAGCACCCAAGTGTTATCTTGCCAGATCATAGCCACCGTTGGCCTAGGCGCTCTATCAGCCCATGCGTTACTGACAAAATCCCAATACTTGCGGGATATGTACTCGTCGTTATCTGCATCAATCGACAAATGCTTAGCAAACAGGCCGCTGTAGGTGCCCTCGTCTGCGTACATAGTTTCTACATGCGTCGATATTACGTGGTTTACTTCACCGTTACTGGCAATTAAAGCAACTTTGTTCATAATTATATATTCCTAGCAATTATTTGAGTTCTTGTGTCCGTCGATACTATATTTGACACCACTCCTTGAAAAGTTGGCGCAGCTATTCCAGCACCTCCAACAATTCTGTTTACCGTTCCAAAATTTGGCACTTCCCAACCCCAAGTAGCAAAAGAACATCGGTAAGCCCAGCTACTAGAACTTAAAGGAACTCTACCTGTTCTACCTAAAGCGTTAATCATTACGTAATAATCTTGAGGCAAAGTTCCTACTTCCCAAGACGGGCTGGTTTCATCAAATTGAAAACTGTTATTAACGTCATCTAGATTATATGTTTCGTGAATAATGCCCTTCATTTGTTTGTATGCGCTTGAAAAAGCTAAATCTCCGCTTCCTGTATAAGTATTAAACCCGTAGCCTGAAGTAGGTTCTACCTGATTTGCTACACAAACAACGTAATTAAAACTCCCTTGGTAAAAAGTAAACGCTAATGACCTCCCAATTACAAATGTGTTAGCTGCGTAATCAACATAACCCCATATTGGAATGGTGTTACCTTGCCCAGAACCAGCAGTAGAGTTTGGGGCTATGAATACAACAACACTATTATCAATGCCTGAAGGTAAAGGGGTAGAGAAAACGGGGGTTTGCCCAAAATTAGCAGTTGTGCCTGTAGCGACAATTTGCAAGTTTCTGTCTAGTCCGTCTATTTGAGTATATCCAGACACGTTTTTAACTTGTATACCGTAACTCATATTAGTCTCTAAAAAGCTGTATTGTATATGGGTGCGTGCCAGAAGCCGTCGCTGTTACTGTTATACTACCGGAGTTAAGCGTAGTTGATATACTCCAAGATTCGGGGCTAACATTGTTATAGCCCCAAGTACCGTCGTTTACTAGCCCTGAAACCAATAGAATTACGGGAGTTCCAAAGGTTACATTTCCTGATAAAAACCCTGCGAAACGTACACAGCGATAATCAGTATCTAATGTTACAACGCTATTCGCGTCAAACGTCTGGAGGCCATAAGCCATTACGCTAGATTTCCTAACTTAACGCGCAATACCGATCCGTCATATATTTCAATCGTGTCATTAGTTAAAACCATTCTTGATCCAGAAGTTGCGGATTGAAGGTTAAAGCTGCTTTGTGTAGTGCCTGAAATGTTTACCTGACTTACGTCAATTGTCCCTGTTTTTAATAGACCGCCATTTATTGTAGTAATCTCAGTGCTAGAGGCATTTGCTAATTCATTATTTAAGTTAGTAAACGTTACCAGACCATCAAACTGAACGCTATTAAATGGCGTGTTAAATGTTAATGTTTGAGTTCCATTAAATGTTGCTTCAGTAACGTGCCAGTAAGTAGCCCAATATTTAGCGTCACCACCAGTATTAGTTGGCGGGGTAGTAGACCAATTAGCTGTTAGCCCTCCAAATGATCCTGTTACAAAATTGTAAGAAGTTGCGCTGGGGGACGCCGGCGTTTGCGGCTGAGACACAGAATAATAAAGATAACCGTCTGCATTTCTTACACCAGCAGCGCCATCAGTGCCATCAGTTCCGTTAGTCCCATCAGTACCGTCAGTGCCATCAGTTCCGTTAGCTGCAAGTAATTGAGGTGAAGACCAGTCACTTGTTCCGGTAACTGAATCAGTAGCACTTATTGATGACGCTATTGCAGTACAAACATATAAATTATCTGTTCCTGCTGGAATAATTGCAGTAAAGCTGCTACCTAAGTCATTATCATTAAAAGAGGCAGTGCTAAATGTCCATGTTCTTGTTTCGCTTGGCTTGTCTGTTACAGTAGTGGCTGATCGTTTGTAACCATAAACAACAGCAGTATTATATCCATCAGTACCATCAGTGCCGTCAGAACCTACACTTCCAAGAATATGAGGAGCAGACCAATCAGATGCAGCTACAACATCAGTTGCACTTGATGATGATGCTACAGCAGCACAGATATAAAGATCATCGGCCCCAGAAGGAACTGATGCTGTCCAGCTATTTCCTAGATCATCATCATTAAAAGTTGCTGTAGAAAATGTCCAAGTTCTTTCAGTTGTAGGTTTATCTGTAGATAGTAAAGTTGTTGATGAGCGCTTATATGCGTAAACAGGCGCAGTATTTACACCATCAGAACCATTATCACCGTCAATGCCGTTACTGCCGTTTTGGACAAACAATATTGGGGATGTCCAACTTAAACTTGAATCTATTCCTGTAGCTCCTGATATTTGCGCTTGAGTTGTTGATGCGTATATCGGATCAGTGCCTGTAGGAATAGATGCCGACCAGCCTGTAGGAGCAGTAATTTCATTAGCTGTAAAATCGTAAGAACCTCCAGATGGCGCTGTTGGAGTTGAAGACGATCTTTTGTAAACAGGGAAAACAAAGGTGCTTAACCCGTTTGTCCCATCAGTACCGTCAGTACCGTCAGTTCCGTCAGTTCCGTTCTCAGCAATAACTACGGGTGTTGACCAAGTGCCTGCTGTAACCGTACCAGTATCACCAGATATAGAGAATTGGAATGTAGCTTCGTATATTGGATCAGTTCCAGTAGGTATAGTTATAAACCATTCATCTGGCGCTGTTAATACGTTAGTTCCAAAGTTGAATGTTCCACCCGTGGGAGCAGAAGGCGCTGTAGTAGCTCTTTTGAATATTGGAGCAGTAAAAGTAGACTTTCCATCAACTCCGTTAATAGCTGCCGCGTTAGTCGTTGCCGTTACTTCGGCTGTAAATGCAGACTTGTTGCCACTGTAATCAACAGATTTGAACTTGTAATAAAAATCAGTTTCATCGGGTAAACCGCCATTCAAAAACTCGGCTTTAGCGCCATATCCGCCACCCACAGTAGCCACATTAGAAAACGTCCCGCCAGAAGACGTTGCTCGATAAAGCTCTACGTTAGAAAAATCTTTGTCCGATGGGTTAGTCCATTCAAGGCTGATTGATTTATAGCCAGCGGTTGCTGATGGAGATGTGGGTAAGGCAGGGGCTGTATCGTCCCCGACAGCTGTCACGTTAGCCGTTACAAATTCGCTGCCTACCCCAAGATAGTTTATTGCTCTAACTCTAGTGTAATAAGTAGCCGCGCCAATAGTAGGACTAATAGTAAATTGAGTTTTTTCTAAGTCAAAAGAGTTCCAATTAATGTTATCAATTGACCATTGATAATCATACTTAACAACAAAAAAATCTAAGCTTGCCGCCCAAGTTGATACTATTTGAGGAACAATTGTTCCATCTAGATTAACGGATGAAGATGCTGTACTAGTAAAAGAAGTAGGAGCAGAAACAGTCTTACCGTTATAAAGATTAAGCTCTCCGCCAGCAAGATAATCTATCTGATCAGATGATGTCCAATCATAAATAGCCGCTGCCGTTTCAATAGCTTGAACATTAACAGCGATTTCGCCAGATCCGGCAAGGGATAA